TCTACTTTAGAAGCAGCAAGTCCTAATCTGTTTCCTAAATCTGTATAATATTTAAGTGTCGCCGCGCCATCGCCTCCATTTAATTCTAAATTACCTATTACGTGAGTTATTAGATTTTGATTTTTATAATCTTGATTAAGGTTTTTTAGAATTTGTTGGGCAGTTTCTTTATCTTTTTTTTGTTTTTGAGCGGCTGCTCTGCTTTTCGCATTTCTTTCTTTACGCAGTTCTTTAGCCTCTTCCATTGCAACCATACTGGCTTCTCGTTGCCGTTCAGCCGCATCCATGATGGAGTTTGCTCTAGTTTTTAAAAGTAGTCCTATTCCCTCACGAATGTCGTTAGGTGCTTCTGGTCGAAAGCTCATTGCTCCAGAAGCTACTGCTCTCTGAGTATCACGCCACCCCATCTTGTGGCTCCTCTTCCGTATTTGTCATTCCCAACATAGATGCCTGTTCTCCTTCGGTGGCACTCATGGCAGTTGCTTCGCTCGGACTTCCCATCAAGCCACCTTTAGGTAATACGGGTGCAGGGGTGTCGGGCATATCAGGTATTTCATCATCATCATCCACGATGCCCATTGCTAATTTTAGGCTGGTAGGCGTGATTTTAGCTTTGCGGCTTTCAATCAATAGCTTCGGTTTTAGACCTGCTTCTTTAGCCATAATATCAATATGCCTGACCACTGGCCCTGCTACTAAAACAGCTAGATCAATTCCTATTTTACCCTTGCGGATGGCCTGTAAAAGCATAGCCGTAACCGCATTGGTTACATCCATTTTTAATTGAATGAGTGACATAACCAAATCGTGTTGATCAGGTTCATCTACCTTGCCAATAAGATATTCTACCGCTTCATCATAGTCAGTATACTCTGGCGGTCGATGCCAAGGGTAGTTTCTTGTATCGGCGGTCATGTTAGCGCCGGGAATTGGTGCATCTACAGGCAGTCGCATTTACTTATCATCCTTTTCAATAGCCCCTAAAAGGCGCTCTTCAAGCTCATCAAAATAGTCTGGTGTGTACATTATACCGTTCTCAGCTATGTCGGCGGTCTTAGGAGGCATTTTACCACCTAAGAATAATTTAACGGACTTTTGCACTGCATCTTCAAACTTCATTTTACCAACCCCAATTCAAATAATCTCTGTCGATTAAATCAACTTCACCCGTCACATTTTCAATCGAACCTACGAGATCAATTTCTAGCGCCCCGTCATCGAATGGGTTTAAATCAACATCACCTTCCATTAATCTTTTTGCGGAATCTACTAGATCTATTTCCAATACCCCCTCATCAAAGGGGTTAACATCTACATCAATACCCGCTTCTTTAAGTGCTAGGCTAACGGCAGTCAGGCCAATTATTCCTGCCGTTACAGGGTTTGCCGCCGCCCATGCCCCCATGCTACTAAAACCACTAGCCATGCTTCCTAGCACACCACCTTCACCAGTTAAGCCAATTGCCTTGGTAAATGTTGTGACTGTGGCGGGTAGAGAGCTAAAGTCTGCTGCACTGTCTCCCTCGGCCCCAGTAAAGTAATTCACTACATTCTCAGCCCCAGATAATACATCTATTCCATCCGCAGCTAAGTTTGTATTAGCGCCAGTGACCCAGTTATAAACATTACCTACCGTACCTAGAGTACCACCTATAACATCAATATCGCCGCCAGCACCGCCACCTACACCGCCGTAACCTCTAGATCCAATAGCCGCCGCAGCTAGGGTGAACAGACCATCTACGATTGGATCATTTGAGGGGGCAGACATTCTAGATTGTGCTGTAATTGTAGTGGCTAGAATATTAGCATCACGATCCGCATCGTTGTTGTAATTATTTACTGTGTGATCCAGTAGACTATCGACCCGATCCCACATTTGGTTCATCGCCTCTTGGCTGAGATCCAATCCATTACGAACATCCTCGTTAGCGGCATCGAAGGACATTTCTGCATTAGTTTCAGTTACAGTTTGCCGCCATTGAGCATTGTCGGAGTCGATCTGATACTGCATATCGGAGTAGTATCTCTGTCGGCTATCTTCCATGTCGGCTTCAAACTCAGCGCCGTCATTTAGTTCACCCGCATTAAACCGTTTAATTGCATTTAGTTGCTCAGAACGATGCATCTGGATGTTACTATTCAGATTGTCATAGTATTTTGTGAAGTCGTTTTCTTGCTCTACATCAAATCTACGGGCCACGTTGGTTTCAGCGGCGTCCGACAGCATTACGTCTATTCGCTCTTGTGTGTTAATAATCTCAGCTTCCTGCTCTAGGTCTAAATTCTTTAGATCCATTTGCAGAAAGGCATCAGCGTTATTAACAGCCGCAGTTTCCCTAGCCCCTAGATTGGCTACCTCAAACTTAGCCAGTGCCTGAGCCTTGTTGATGATTGACTCTTGGCGGTTGTCTAAATTCTCTGTAGTCAAGGTCTGAAAGAAAGCTGCCTCATCCTTGGATATGCCAATTGTCGCTTCCATAATTGCGTTTGCCATCGCTGCAGTCGCTGCAGTTCCTGACATACCATCGAAGGCTATACTACGCTTCAACATACGGGCAGTAGATTGCGCCCACGGCGGGATAACTGGCTCACCAGTATCGGGGTCTTTAAACTGACGGCTTATAATATCCATCTGCCCAGCTATAGTAGCCTTCGCGTCAGTATAGTTACCCTCTCCCAATTCTTCCGCAAGTAAACGGCCAGACGTTGTAGAAGTATCAATAATGGTGGAGAAGTTCTGAGTAGCGTATTGATTTAACGCTTCCCCAGTACTGTTTACCGTACCATCTTCATTAACCCCTGAAGCTACCGCATCAATGTCAATTTCTATATCACTGGCGTCTATAAGCGCATCAGAATCCTCAGTGAGTTCACCTTGTGCTGCATTAACCGTAGTTAATGGGGTGCCTAATGAACCTTCTACAGTCTCTACATTATCTGAGTATCCCGCTGCGTCTGGAGTATCGGTAATTTCAGTAGCCAGTTCGACATCGTCTTCATCTACCGTATTCGTATTATCTATGACTAGATCCTCACCCAGATCATAACGATCATCAGTAGGATCAAGATTTGTTCCCGTAGCGTCTGCATCTAGCTCAGTATAATTATCTGTAAGCTGTAGATCATTATCAGCCAAAAACGTATTAGGATCAGTAGCTAGTGCCTGAATATCTACATCCTGATCTGTCATGCCAACGTCATCCATAGCACCGTCTAGATCGAAGATGTCTTGCTTATCTGTTCCATCCCCCACGGGATCGATTGTCACATCATCTTCAGCCATTGATATTATCCCTTTCGGCTTCGCACCGTCTGATACGATCACGTAAGTAAATGTAGTTTTTCATCGCTTCCTCTATCGCCCGGCTATCTGGGGGAAGAGCTTCGATTTCGTCTGCTAATTGATTGTTGAAGCTGTCGCTGTACTGCGCCATCGAAGGGCAGTAGACCTCAAGCTGCGTTCTATAGACCGTTGTTACGCAGCCGGTCAGTGACAGACTTACGATCAGTAAGAGTATCGTTCTCATGTGCTGCCATGTTCTTGTAAAAATCAGAGGCCTTTGTCTGTGCCTCTAATTCGTCCTCAAGGACTTTGGTTTTTTCTTTAGCCCGTCCTTTGACCTGACCCATCACGTAAAGGATAGGTAAGGCCAGAGCTAAAGCGCCTATTGCGTAGGACTTTATTTTGGAGAAAAGCATCAATGGATGCCTTCCTTGTGGTCATTAAATCTGGCATACGCTGCCAGTGCGATACCGCCTATTGCGCAAAGCAAAAAGATAGTTTTCATGCTGTCGCTATAGGGCACTAAGGCTTCGATCTGAGGGGCAATTTCGCCCAGCGCCGTAGCGGCCCCAGCTACACCAGCGCCCACCATAGTCTTAGACTTAGTAAGCGGCTTAACCGCTTCGGCAGTAACCTTTTGAGCCATCATCGGCCCACCCTCATCCGATGGAAGTTGGGCGTCACGGGAGAAGATAGCGGCTTCGGCTGCACGGCGGCGTGTCAGACCACGAAGAGGCGTTAGCTTGCCATCTACTCTGGCTTTGTTCCATCTTAAAAATTGCTCTGGTACGGCGTCATAATTTCCAGAGTTCAGTAGGCGCAGCAAACTTGATGACTTGAAGTTACCGCCACCTAAGTTGAAAACGAAAGACGTTAAAGCGTCATACTGGCCTTGCGATAATGGTACGTTAACGTATTTCTTAACGATCTTGCCGTGTTCATCTAGGTCTTCCATCAACCGCTTTTCGGCATAATCCACAGTCCACTTATCTCCAGACCTTACGCCTTTCGTGGCACCATATCCGTTTGTCCAACGGTTTGCGACACAGCGATAGGCATGGACTAATCCATCATCGCCCATCTTATGTAGGCCTTCGAACTTCTTCACTAAATCAACGCATTGCTGCGATACACTTACGGGATGCATACTACTTCCTTTTGGATATAAATTTTGGGGGGTGTATATGCATTATACATTAATTAAGCCCACTTATCAACACTTAACTAACTGATTACAAACGATTTTCTATTTCTTCTATGCGGTCAGTTGCCTCTTGTAATGCCGCCCACAACAGAGGAATTAGGCTGGTGTAATCCACAGTTTGATAAATCGGCATTCCATCGTTATCTATGGCATCTTTGGTCCCGTGAACTGCCCACGGTGTGGCTTCCTGTAGCTCATGCGCTATAAACATTGCCCGGGATTTTGTGTCGCTTTCTCGCTAGCCCATAATTGGGTCCACCGACATAATTGTATCTAGGGCCCCTCGGACCCCGCCTTCGACCGTCTTATACCGGTAATCAGATGTGGTTGTATAACTAGCCGCTGATACCGCATTCGTAATGGTGGCACTATCGCCGGTAATATCACCAGCCACTGAAGCATCACCGCTCAGAAACAAATCCTTCCATCGAGTGTTTAGAGAACCTATGTCCTTCGTATTTGTTACATCAGGAAGCATTGAACCAACGCCGGTCGTAATATGAGCTAAGGCTTGCCACACCGCCGCATTTGCCGTGCTATCTGCACAAATGTGCATACGATCCGTAGTCACGTTCACCCAAATAGATCCAACTGCGTAGCCTAAATCTGTATCATCGTTGGCTGTAGGATCTGCCGTAGCATCCAGCTTGTTCAATCCTCCTACTCCACCATTGGCGGCAGGAAGATAGCCGGTAACTGAGCTTGCAAGAGGTATCTTTGCACTATCCCCCGCTAAACCTGTATGCGTATGGCCTGTGGTTCCAAAGGCTGTTTCGAGTTGGTTAAACTCTGCGTTTAAAGGCGCTGCAGTAATATCCAGTGTGTTCTGTATGCTGCTTGCCGACTGTCTGGTGTATCCTGCCATTATCTTTTCCCTGACTGTGCAAATTCAAATACTAGCCCTTGAATAGAATGTGGGCTGGCTACTGCGTCTGTTACGAAGGTAGCTCTAGTCGAGTAGCCGCTGCCTTGTATGTCCGACACGATGACGGGCTTACTAGAGCCGCCGTATTTAACGTCTGTAGCGTTATAAGTTATGTTTCTGCCGCCATAGACTGTGGGTGCGCCGGTAGAGGTTTGGCTGTAATCCCGTGGCGTAGAGGTGTCTGGATCAGACCAATCGTATTCGATGTTGAGCAGCATGGTGAACGGGCCTTCTGCCCTAATAAATGTATTTAGTTTATGAATTACCTTGCGGATTTCAGTGTCGCCAAAGTCTAAGAACGGCGTGGAGTAGAGGCTGATAATGTTATCACCGGCTAGGCTATTGCCTGTCTCTTGGCGATATACCTTACCATCAAAACCGCCATGTAAGACGTACTCTTCTGCTCCTATGTATTCACTGGTGCAGACCGATACTTTAAATCCCAGTAATTCAGAAAACTCCCACCCCATGCCTTGTGGAGTACTGGTTAAGCCACCTAATATGCCCTTGCCTTCGGAAGTATTGTCTCCCACAAAAAGACGGATTTGAGACTTAGCTCTGATGACCGTAGAATTAAGCGTATCTAAATCCTCGTTACGGATAATATCAGTGAGCTTGGCTTGTATATTTTTACTTATAGAGCGGATCTCTACGTCACCGATATTGGCAGTTCCCGATACAGGGCGTAGGCCATCAGGGCTAAGAAATATTAGATCCCCACCTAGTTCTTGTACGGAGTCACGGGCTACGCAGCCTACATTGCTGGTTACATTATCGGGCTTAAACGGGGCCGTGGCTCCTTGGGCTGTATTCTTGGACAGCTTCTTAATGGCGTTCTGCCCGAATACAAATAAATCCTCACGAAACGGCTTTAGCTGAACGACTTTAAATCCTGCAGAATACTGATGACTATCAGCCGCCGTAGTCCAAGTGTATGGATCTTGTGGCGCTGAATGAGCAATGCCGTTTTGGTAGCTCGTATCACCAGCAATAAACAAATACTGCTCAAACACTTCTACGATTTCAGGGGCGTCATAGGCATTCGGCCCACCGGCACTAGACGATCCACCTGAGTTGGTTGAGAGTACCTGCTTCCAGTTCGTACCATCGAAGATTGTCAGAGGGTTTATACCATCAGCAAAGGCCACCATAGAACCACTGCCAAAGTTAAACTGCACATGGCGTATCTTGTTAATCGTCTTAGATCCGCTAACGGTATTATGCGTAAAGCCAGTGGTGATTTTGCTCCAGCCAGAGCCAGTAATGTGTTTCCAGAAAGAGTAAGTATTTCCAGAAACATCCTTACGTGCGGCTATAATGTAAGGCGATCCTAAAATTTCATTGCGGTACATGCAGAGTCCAAGGATCTTACCTTCGGCTACAGGATTGGAAGACCCGTCTAATGCCTGTACTTCCTGCCCGTACTCGCCGCCAGAATAGGTAACCGTAGTGTCGTAGTGATCAAAGCCTTCGATGCGTCTATAGCCGCCAAATAAGCTAGGCTCGTAGTTTAATAGGCGAGTAGCTGCACCGGGATAGTTTGCAGCAAGATCCAGATGGTTCTCATTGCTATTCAACCCGCCTTTGCAGATTACTTTATATGAGTCGATACGATCCACTATAAACCACTCACTGATCTAAAACTGGCTGAAACATTACCACCGCCGAAGTTCACTCTGGTGTCTCTGACTTCGCTGTAGCTGTTGATGTATTGTGATTTCATGTCGGCTATAGCCCGTTCAAAATTGCGCTGGGCTAGTTGGGCCGACTCTGGATTATCCTTAAACATATAGATGTGGTACAACGCACCTTCTACGAAGACTGGCGTCAATACATCAGGATAAACCGAAGCGCCTGTAGGTGTATCGTTATATGCTACAAGCTCAGTCGGGTGCAGGAAGTATCTAAACTCAAGGCGATATGGCTTGTCGGGTGCAGGGCTAATACCAAACCCTACGCCGTGGCTGGGAAATACATACTCAGGCCGACCAATACCTGACGTAGCTGCGTCATCATCCTTATCCCGATAGCTCTTGTACCAGACATCTCGATCTATGTACTGCAGTGAACGGTTCTCTGTGGAGTAGGTTCCATCACCCACAATCTGGAAAGAGTTCCACTCTAACGTCTTAGCCCTAGTCGGATTGGAGTATTCGGTCTGCCCCACGACAAGCTGCGTCAATTCCTCAGCCGCATTAAAAGGCCACTCGAATTGCTGTGCGTTAAAGTCAAATATGGCGCTGTTAATCGCATCCTTAGCCGCCGCCTGTATGCCACGGGCGTTCTCAAAGTCAGACTGCGTAAGCTCGACTTCATTGAGTCGCCTTAGCACCCGATTAGTCAGGTCAATAAAAGTAGTCATGTACGGGCCTTTTTAAGCTGCGTTTCTAAACGGGCTGCTTGGAGTAGAAGTCGAGGTAGTCGCAAACGGCGACACATTTAGATCTGAACTTCTTGAAGTAAATGGCGGCTCAATCACGCTAGTAGTTATGTTTTGAGCGCCTTCGGCATTCACAATGGGGCTATTAAGAGTACTACTAATAGTACCAGTTAAGGTTAAACTAGAATTAGACCGGCCTACGCTGGTGATAGTAACAGTAGCACCACTCTGGAATACGCCTTCGGGATTGGCTTGAGTAGTAACCCCGATATTAGTAGACGGCCTACCGTCTGCAACTGAATCACCATCGATAGCGGTGGTTGATGATATATCAGTCGCTGCAGTAGCTTTTCTAATACGATCAAACGAAACAACGACAGAGCTTTCAACTTCAGCGGATACTTGCGGCTGGGCAACTAATTGAGCAGCTACAGGAGCAGTGCAGGAGATCGTTGCTGAAATAAGTGATGTCGATACTCGCTCTGCATCAATTTCTGCAGACGATTGTATATTGGTAGAGGTTCTTCCCAGACGTATTACTTCAGGATCTACCGTAGCCGATACAGCCAAATCAGTGGTAACACGTTCAGCTATTGCGCCTGTAACTACGGAAGCAAATGTATACGTTTCATCAGCTTCGGAGTTTTCTGGGATAGAGCCAGTAACCGTAGCTGCAAATACTAGATTTGTCTCGCTTTGAATGTCTTCTGCAAGTGTGCCAACCGCTGCAGCCGTGATGCTGTAGGTCGTATCGGTTTGTGCAACTCTGCCTTTACTCGCATCCAAGCTTGCAACGAAGCTGTAGGTCGTATCAGCGGCAATATCTGCGCCTAAACCTGCGTCTAAAA